TGACGTTAAATTCGTGGATTGTCACCCACCGGTACGCCGTAAGCTGTATGCAGCCGTCAACCCAGTCACGATAGGGGTACGCCATTTAGAGCGTAAAGTTGTATTCGCAACCGACCGATTACGTTATTCGATCAGGATTTCCTGACGGTTACTAGAACGATTCTAGGGTATTCTGTCTCATCTCAGATGTATTAAAGCGAAATGGGGTGTAACGTATGGCCAGAAAGGCTAGTATTGAAGGATCATTAAGAGTCTATAGTACTTTCGCTGAAATAGCTCTTAGCCAGAGTCAGGCTCAGCGTTACTATAACTACGGAAGTAGGCTCTTCAAGAGTACTAATCTTGAGATTTTTGATGACAGACTGTTAGAGACGATTAAACCATACATTAGATCGGAATTTGATTGGAAAGCCGACCTTAATGGTCTTAATGAGCTTGTCTGTGAAGAGGATGGTTTAAAGTTTTCAAGAAGTTATTATAATGCTGATAAAGTGTTAGAGAACTTGGAGAGATTTGGTTTGCCTAACCACAAATCATTTCGGTATAATCGTAACTATCAGTGGGCGCTAGAAGAAGTTAGAAATGAGTTATCTCAAGCTAATCTTCATGTCTTGCATTATGAATCAGACCAGCATATTCATGATGTCCTACCTAAAGACAATACCCATAGCGGCTTCACATACCTTTTAACAGGTAAGAAGAGAAAAGGGGATAATATGGTAGGTATTTGTCAGGAGCTAAAGTTGCTCGAAGAGAGTGCATTGCAGAAGGGTAATTTTGGAGTACCTATTATGTTAGGTCATAGAACTCAGGGTTCTGCTCATGATGAGTTCTCTGGCTGTTTGAAGCAGAAAGGGAAACATAAGACTAGGACAGTATGTATGGTAGATCTGCTTGTAATCTGTAGTGAACTTAGGTTTGCTAAGCCTTTACAGAAGTTCTTGTCTAGGAGTGTTCCTTGGTATGCTGGAGGTAAAACCCCAGATGAATTAAGGAATCTTGTGCACTATAATCCTGGTGCTGTGAATTACTGGGTTTCATTAGACTTTTCTGCTTTTGATCAGACTATCTCTGATTGGCTGATCGAGGATGCGTTCGACGTCATTAAGTCTGCTTTTCCTAACATCGCAGATCATGATGCATCTCTCTTGGATGTCATATGTGATAGCTTTATCCATAAGGATTTTCTCTTGCCAGGGGGAAAAGTGAAACACTGTGACAAGGGAGTACCTAGTGGCTCCATGTTTACTCAAATCATCGATAGTATAGTAAATAGGATAGTTATCCTTACCTATCTGAGAGCACATTCAAACGTGTTCCTGCGTAAGGGACATCTTAATTACTCGTACATTATGGGTGATGATCATTTGTTTAGGTCAACTGATAAGGTTGATGTGGATGATCTTTCTGGTTACTTGCTTAAGAATTTTGGCTTAGTCCTTAACGCAAATAAATGCGTTACCTCACAAGATAGAGGATCATATCCTTGGTTCCTATCGAGGGAGTTCAGACCAGACGGAGAATGGAGACATCCAAATGTTCTATTCGATCGTATGCTTTTTCCTGAAAGGTTTAGACCTTATGGGAAAACGGGTGTAAAACCTTCTGATATCGTTTACTGTTTTGTACAGACATATCCTTTGGGTATGGATGAATTGATTGATGTAGGGAGATTTTTAAAGGACTATAATCTGAGTGAGCGTATGAAGTTCCTTGACAAAGTGGACGGCAGCTGGGTGCCAGGTAGTTATATGTATATCAGAGACTACGTATTACCATTGGCTA